GCACCATTTTCCATAATAGCATGAAATAAAATGCTACGACCTGTAAGAGCACTAATACCAAAGATAATGCAGTCTTCAACTTCTCCATGGTGTTTTTTGAGATCATATAAATACTCTCTTCTTATTTGTGCATAAGTTGGTGGTATGTTTGCATTTAAATAAGCCATGTTTTAATATTATCATCAAAGTCCCTGTAGTCTATGGTTATTTCGTCACCTATTTTTATATCTTTTAAAGCAAAACCTTCATCATCAACTGAAGGATTATCACTATGATTTAAATATTTTTCATTATCTAAACCTAAAACTAAAATACCTGTGCCCAATTTTCTTTCATAAGCATGTGTGTCTATCAATTTTGCTAAGGCTAAAGGCATGGCTTGAAGATTATTTTTATTAAATTCCATTTCAAATTCAGGTCTCTCCTCTTTTATTTTTCTACCTTTCTTTATATTTTCTTTTGAAAAAACACCCACACCATGTATTTTACTTTTATCTAAGTAAGTATCTATTAAGAACATTATTTTTTATGTTTAGAAGAAATCCTCATCAGCTTCTTCCTCCCTATTATTTACTATATCACCCCAACATTCTCCGTCTTCAACGTCGACTTTGTTAGGAATCTTTAATGGAACAGCCTCCTCCATTATTTCTTTTATTTTATCAGCTTGTTGTTCAGTTTCAAAAGATATATTTAACTCATCATGTAATTGTATCATTGGTAGCAAACCTTCTTTTTTTAAATCTACCATAGCTTTTTTTGTCATGTCAGCTGCGCTTCCCTGTATTAATTTATTTAGTGCTTTATATGTAAATGCTCTTTTTATGTTCCGTGATCCGTGTTCCAAGGACGCTTCTTCAAACGTTTGTGGTTTATGCATACCAAACGTAGTTGGTTCCCACATATTAAATCTACATTTTCTACCAAGTATAGTTCTAATCCAACCTCTATCCTGTGCTCTATCCATAGTATGATATATAAGTTGTTTAACAAAAGGCACGTAGCTGTGATAAGTATCTAATAGTTCTTTTGCTTTTGCTTCAGTCACACCAAGTTGTGCTTGTAACTTTGCTCTTCCCATACCATAAAATAAACCAAGATTGATAGTTTTAGCTTGCCTTCTTTTTAGGTTAGTTATCTTAGCCACCATAGTGTGAAAGTCTGCTTCGCCGTTATGGTATGCATCTGAGATAGAAGCTACCCCAGTGGTTCCCAGCGTTGCTAGGGCATAATGCACTACCAACCTAGGCTCTTGTTGAGAATAATCAAAACAACCCCATCTATGGCCCTCCTCGGGCATAAATATAGACCTAATACCCATACCTCTATTAGTATAATTTGGTAATTGCTGTAAGTTAGGGTTTGAGTAAGATAGCCGACCTGTAATTGTGCCTCCTATCTCTCCTCTAAGTTGATGTATATCTGCATGTATTCTTCCCTTATAAACAAAATTTTTAATGGATTCTAAAAAGGTGTTACTTAATTTATCTAATTCTCTTGCTTGTGCAATTCTTTTTAAAGTTTTATTTTTATGATTTTTTAAATAATTTTTAGTAAAAGAAGGCTTCCCTGTTTTTTCTGTCCTGTCAAAATCATTTATCCCTAATTTACCACAAATACTCTCTATGCTTTTAGCTGCCCAAACTTCCGGATAAATACCAGTGTCTTTGTGTATTCTCTCTATTTCATCAGTGTATTGTGCTTTTAACTTTGTATATAACATGTCAACTTGAGGCTCACTAATTCTAACTCCTTTAATTTTCATATCAAGAATNCAAGGCAATACATCACATTCTAATTCTGCTATGGANGTTAATTCTTGTGCCTTAATTTCTTTTTTTAATTCTTGCCATAAAGCTAAAGTTATCTCAGCATCTCGTTCTGCATATTCACCCACATACATCGCGGGTAGTTTATACATTTCTGATTTAGCATCTACACCCCATTCTTTCGCAGCATCTTGTAAAGCACTTTCATTTTTTCCTATGCCTGTATAATCTTGAGATACGGAATTTAAATCATATCTAAATCTATTTTCATCAACTAAAGCGGTCATAATCATAGTGTCAATAATTCTTCCGTGGACCGTGAGTCCTAGTCTATGAATCCAACATAAATCATATATTGCATTGTGAAATATTTTATTTGCTTTTGTTTTTAAAACATCTTGAAACCAACCAATAACTTTTTTACGTTCTAAGTTTGGTCCAGATTCATGAGCGATTGGATAATANCCAGACCAGTNTTTAACTGCTACAGCNATACCAACTACATCACCTTGTCCTCTCATTGAAGAAGATCCTCTTGTTTTTAAATCAGGATCTTTTGTTTCTAAGTCGATNGATATTTCATTATATTTTGATAAGTCNGGAAAATCATCTGGTGGAAACCATTCTGACTGCGGTGTAAACAAAGGTTTTTGTATCATGAGTAATCTCTCTCTAATATCATTTCTAAATAGTGGATTGCTTTCTTAATATCTTCTTCCTTCCCTTTTACAGANTGCCTGCAGATGTACTTTATAGCATTCCCNTCCGCAAAAAGCAACTTATTCTCATTTATNAACTCTGCTGGTTGAATCTTCATAGAGTGATAATGTTTTCCTCCTACCTGCTCTTGTAATGATTTGTATGTTGATTTTTTAAATATATCTTTGTTTGTCATAGTTTATACTCCTTTGTTATATAAATTTTAATAGTGGAAAAGGGTTAGTTCTTTCACCAGGTAACTGAAAAAGATACAGATCTTTTTTACATCTAGTTATCCCTACATAGCAAACTCTCACCTCCTCATCCTCCTCTTTCTGACTTCCCATTTCGTAGGCTTTTAATGAGTAACCCCATTCAACGTTCATTACTACTTTATCAGCCTCCATACCTTTGACACCATGAATACTACTTANAATAATTTTTGTTTTTAAAGTATTGTTTTGTTCCCAACATCGATACAAATAATCATTGAAATCANCGTTGTCTCTAAATAAAGCGTTTGGTTTTTTTGGATCACGTTTTCTAGTGGTGTCAAAATAAAATATTTCATGCCANATTTTATNTAGTGGTGCATTTAAAAAATATTTTTCTGTTAATTGTTCGTATGTAAATGGTTCATCAGTTAATAACTCTGGAAAGGTTGTATCTTTTTTAAATAGTGCTGTTTTCTTTCTATCTCTAATAAATTCTGGTTTTATAACCTCTACCATTTTTCTATATCCAGTCCCTGGTATTGGGTGACCATCTCGTAAAGAGTTCCATAATGCTATAATATCTTGGCATTTTTCTGGAAAAGAAGGTTTAAACTTACCCCTGTCATCCACCGTTTGGGATTTTTCTAAAAAAACAAAACCTTTTTCTTTTAAATAAGAAGCGTATTCTCTACAATTTTTTTTCGCTCTTGAACAAAAAATTACATCAGAGTCATGTTTTATTACTTTATCTAATTCTTGAAGATCAACTATTTCGTTTATAGAACCCTCATCCATTATTTTAGGGTCTATTCTTTTTGCACATGAAAATTCATTACCTAATCTAATTTTAATATTTGATCTAATATTTATAGCTAAATCATATATCTTTCCCGGTAATCTGTGAGACTTTTCTAATCTAATTACGTTTTGTTTTTGACATGGCCACTTTTGAAATATTGATACGTCTGATCCTTTCCATCCGTATATAGCTTGGTCATCATCACCAACTAAAAATAACTCTTCTGTTTTTCTACCTATTTTAGATATGACTTGCCACTCTAGTCTCGAAAGATCTTGAACCTCATCAACTAAAACTATTTTGTAGCTAGGAAAATCAATTGTTGGCTGCAAAGCTTTTAACAACATGTCATCAAAATCAACAAAACCATTGGCATCTTTGAATCTTACTAGTTCATTATAAAAATAAATTAATTGGTCTGTGTGAATATATTTATATTTATCATTAAGACTTTCTCTAAAATAATTTAAAACTTTACGCCCCTCATCTTTTAATCCTCTCTTAGTACAAAAAGCACCATATATAGATCCATAATTGTGTTGAGCCTTATTTAATACGTCATAGTAAACAGCTAACTTTTTATCTTCTTTCTCTGTCCACACCGCAGGATCTTCATCTTTTGTATCATATTTAGGATCATCTAGCATAAACCAACTACTAGGGTCTGTTGTAAATTTTTTTCTAAATTCTTTTTTTGCGCTTGAGTTTAATATATTTACTTTACCTATTCTATCTAAGCAAAATTTGTGTATTGTTGTAATTGATTCAACTTGTTCTTTGTCTAAAAGTTTTTTATTTAAACATCTCTCTTGTAAAGTTTGAATTGTAGCTTTTGCAAACCCAATCATTAAAACTTGATCTGGGTTTATACCACCTTTTAAATATTTACTTAATATCTCTAGTATCTTTGTTGTTTTTCCACAACCCGGACCACCCAATATTTTGTATCTTTTTCTATAGAATCTATCTAACATTAAAATGCACTTTCATCTTTGTTTGAATAATCAGAAACTTCTTGTTGAACTTCTGGTTCAGACTCAAACATTTCTTTGTTTAAAACATAAACCCATCTCTTTACACCCTCTTTAATATGAAACTTTTCTCTAGAAACTCCATTAATTTTTTTTAACATTTGATGGGTAAGATCAGATGTAATAATCCAATCATCAGCTTTTAAATATTTAAAAAAATCTCCAAAAGTAAATCTAATACAACTATCATCCTCAAAAGGTCTTCCTATTAATAATTTCTTTTTGTCTTTACTAACCCTAGTATTGTAACAAAAAGTTTCTAAAGTAGTTTTTAATTTAAATGTTGGAAGACTNTCTTCTGGAGCATCTATCTCTGTTGCTTTTTCTTGTAGGGCTCTTANCTGCATATCCCAATTTTTAATTTTAGGTGGTGTTTTACCTGTTTGTTCTGTTGCAGCNTCTCTTGCTAAATCTTGTTTAACTAATTCTTTNGAGGANAATCTTACCTCTTCACCATTAAAACCTAGGTACCACATTTTAGGAATTGATGTTACGTAAGATAATGGACCCAACACTAATTCACTGCTTAGTGATCCGCTAATTCCAAATTTTCTTTTTACGCATTCTTCTTTATTACAAAAACTTTTTAACCAATCTTGATCACATCTATATACATAATCTTTTTTATCTCTTGATCCAATTACATTACTAACTTCNTTAAAACTCATACCTTTCCCNGCAGGTTCAAAAAATTTTTTATTATATTCTAATGTTTTATCTTTCCATTCTTCAGGNTATCTTTGTTTAATATAACGAGTCATATCTAATAACACTTCNTTTCTTTGACTTTTAGGAACTCCAAAAGAAGCTAANGCTTGCATACAAGGAGGGCCATCTTTAAACCAATCNCCTGAGTCGCCTTCGTCTATGTTTGATTTTAATTTTTTAAGTTGGGAGGGAGTTACTTTATTTCTTTCGTAGTGTTCAAANAACTCTTCAAGAGTGGCAGCACCGCCATCCTCCTTTATCATATACCGAACCGTTTTTTTATAATCATGATAAGGTAAATTTATCCAACTACCTGCAGACCCTTTTTCTAAATTTAAATACTTTTGCACAGGNAAAATTTTGTCAGGTTTACAATCTCCAAATATATTTTTAATGCTATGTAATTTTTCTCNTAATAATAAAGCTGGTACAGGTTCTGTTAAAAATATATAAATATGTATGCCACCACTTTTAGATTTAAAAGGTATGAATGGCACGTTCAAACTTTTTATTTTTTTAAATAATTCTTTTACATCTGGTCTGTAATCATCTAAATCTATCGCACCCCACATGCAAGTGCTATCACTTTTTATAGGACAAAGACCTAAACTATCTGCTTTTATAGTTTTGTTTTTAGTTTTAACTTCAAATCTTGTTCCTTCTAAATGTGCTTTCCACATATCTTCTGTGTGAGCGTAAGAAGAAGTAAAAGAAGTTCCAGATTTTTTACCATCACCACTACTTGTATCTATTTGATGATAGCCAAACCTCTCCTCTAGACCTGAAAATATCTCTCTAAATTTTTTAATCATTTTAATTATTTAAGTGGGCGTTTCCACTCTCGCATCGACGCCCACTACCTAGGATTCTAGTATGGTTGCTTAGATTCGTTTTCTTCCGAACCGTGTTTAGCTTGGATCTCACCCTTACCTACACTTGTCGCAAAGTTTTTAGCCATGTCGTACATATTTTTATCTTCGACAGGACCTACTTTACTCACATCCCAACCAAACCATGTTCCTTTGTCATTAGACATCTGGACGGTTGATAGTTTATAAATGTGGCTGTAAGTTGGCGGAGTAAATAATCCATTCTTACCTTGCATTTTAATACCCATCATCATTGAGTTCCATTTTCTACTAATTTTTAGTTGAGTAGATTTCATAGATATCAACGCTGTTGTTGGGTTATCGCCAAGGGCTAATACAAAGTGATTAGCTGTGTTATCAAGATAGTTACCATTTGGTAATCTATCTTTATAGTCTTTACCTCTAGTGGTTTGACTAACGATATCACTATTTGCCTCATGAATTGCAACAGGTGCACCACTACTAGTGCCTCTGTCTTGCCATTCTATATACTGCCTTTTATAGTGACATGGCACAACATTTAAGCTGTCGTACAA